ACCTTCAGAACCTTTAAGGTTGTGCCGGCCTGCACCTGCAACTTTCTTGTTACACCGAGCATCTTAATAAGGTTCTTGACATTCTCTGTGAAAAGAAGTGAGAAATCAACCTCTCTAACCTTAGTGATCTGTGCTTTCTTGATTACATTAGTTTCTGCGTCTGTTACTACATTTGGCATAATCTTTTTCTCCTTTGTGTTTAGTTTGTTTCAGGCAATCCGAACATTGTCGGGTTTTCGAGCATAGCCTTCTGTCTTGCGACTGGATCTGAAATAGCCCTTATCTGTTCCCTTGTCATTGTTCCTGTCTTGCCTGTGTTTGCCGGCGGTGTAGCTGTCTTTGCGCCCTCTGTCTTTGTGGTAGGTATGAAGTCTGCCCACTCTGTTTTTAGGCTTTCTTTCAGCTTGTCGCCCTCTTTGACCTTCCCCTCATCGTCAAATTCGATCTTGCCTACATCAGAAACCTTGATTACAGAATCAATGCGCTTTTCAGGTATGCCTATCTCTTTAAGAATAGCCTTGAATGCGCTTTCTTTCTTAGCTGCAATGGCCTTAGCCTCTACATCCTTCTTGTAATCGCCGTACTCTTTCTGTAACTTCTCGTACTTTTCCTTTAAGGGATCTTCACCCGTGCTCTTGTCCTTGAATTCCTTTAACTCAGCCTCGATTGCGGGTAGTTTTTCAGCATCAGTCTTGTATCTGTCCCTTTCTTCTTTCAGGGCGTCCGTAACTTCAGTGTGAGCCTGTATAATCTCATCTACCTTGTCCGCCTCAATTCCTAATGCTGCCAAAAACTTTCTTGTAAATGCCATCTGAACCTCCTGTACTTCGGTTAAAATTACTTCTTTAATTAGATTCTATTTTCATTATATAACATAAATGAAAATCATTCGCAAGGAAATGAAAATATATTTTTTCAAATGAAAACAAATGAAAAGCGGCCATAAAATGACCGCTTCCCAAGTGAGGTATGAAAATGATCGACAGAACCTTTGTTTGATTTTAACCCCTTTTCAATATGCTTTCAAGTAATGTCTTATAATCTCCTGAATGTGCCGTTACCCCAAATCGTATGAAATGCTTACCTTCTACGCCCGTAGTAGTGTGCCACTTGCCTTTTCTGTCCTTGTATCTCCACGGCGTTTTTCTGCCTGCCGCCCCTGCGTATATACCAGTCCCGAACTCCTGATCTATTGCGTAATTATGCCCGTTTTCATCATGAATATTAGTGCCTATATATACAGTGTTTTCTTCAGGCGTGCCATTAGGCATAGAACCGCCCCCGCTTGCTATCTGAGTAGCCCATGAAATACTGTTTTTAAGGTTTCCTATATCTACCGGCGCCCTTTCTGCGGCCGTGTGCGCTGCATCCTGCCCTACTGCGATTAACCATTTTTGTATATCGTTTTCAGCCGCCGCTAAAACCTCATCCTTGTTACTGTGGAATCTTACGCCTTGAACCCTTGCCATATATTCACCCCCTCGCTCTGCTTGAATGTTGCCTGAAATAGTCTTTTTTCAGTAAATCTTTGTAATCTTCAGGGTAATTCTCTTTCAAAAACTGCTCGTATAACTCATCGTCTTTGCTATGATCTACAATGGAATCGTCAAAAACAACCCCTAATCTGCACCTGCAATTATATATCTCTTGTGGTTCGCCGTTAGGATCTGCGGGGCATCGCATCAGGTGCTCTTTATCCAATATACCTTCACCAAATAGCCCTTTATCATTTGCATAAGTGCCATTTAACAGCCGGTGCGTTGGTCTCGTTCTCTCGTCAAGAATAGCACTCCACTTCTTGCGTACTGGTATGCCACTCTCTATAAGGCTCTTGTAGCTTTCATCACGGCCTAAGTTCTCTGCATAAGTCATGGCCGTTCGTGCCGTCCTTATCGCCGTTGTTTCATCCATTTTCGCTACTTGACTTAGTGCCTCTGCGGTCTGTTCGGCGTTATTACCCTGAATCAGTGAATGCGTAATGACATTGTTTATCCTGTCTTTGTTCCACTTTTCGTCAATGGGTAAATCAACATAAGGCAATAATTCAGGGTTATCCCGTATCAGGGTTTGAACCGCATCTGCGTTGTATATCTCGAAAGTCCCTATTGAATAACCGGCCTCGTCTGCGGCTTTCCAACCTAACGACTGAATGAAGTTATAAGACTGCCCTATAACATAGGGTAAATCGCCCCTCACAAGTGCCATAGCGACTATATCGGTATTAACAAGGGTATTAGTTAGGCTTTCTATGATCTCTTTATACAACAGCTTTTGGAGTATCTGATTTCTTAACCAAATCTCATAATCAGATTGAGGGATCTTGCCTGAAACAACCTCGTCATACTTCTTTTTTCTGCGTTCTTCAAAGTCTGCCATGAAGTCTGTAAATTCAGCTTGTATCTCGTTACTGGCATTAGCATATAGGGCCGTTATTTCTTCCTCTAACTGCTCTAATTCCTCGTCCATTTCACGGGACATATAGTCTGAATTTTCGTCATACTTCCGCATTTATGCCGTTCGTTTCCTCGTTTTCAGGGCTTGCCTGTTCTTGCCCCTGCCCCTGTTCTTCAGGCGTGCCCCCTGTCATTCTCTGCATGGCCGTGGCCGCCTTGTTCTTCTTTACTTCTTCGATCTTGTCCTTATCGCCTAAGATGGTTAGCACCTTTTCGGTTACATAATCATCGTCTGTAAATGTAGCACTGCCCAAAACAATGCTTACTTCTTCGGCCTTATTAACGATAATTGACCTTGTATAAGTAGGTTCGTCCTCTACCCCTGCCACTACTAACAGTCTATGTATGAAGTCCGTTATCTCATTTTCATAGGCGTCTAATTTCTCGTTTAAGGGTTCATAAGCTGCCTGAATCTGCGTAGCCGTAACCGCTCCCCCTGCTATCGTATAGGTATCAAGTGCCATAGCATCACGATACATTTGCCTTTCAAGCCTATCAAGCAAGGTTTCACGCCCTGCAAAAGGCACATCCACTGTAACCGGCTGTATTACTTGGTCTGCATCGGTCTGCGCTGCATGAAGTTTACGCATCTTGTCAATGAACTGTACTAACTCTACATCATCCATGCCCCCTGCGTTGGTAATAGTCCAATAAATCAGGCTCGCATCGTCAATATTGTTTGCATAACCACTGTTAATCAGATCGTAGCAATCTATCGTAGCCTTTAAAGGTACTAATTCGCTCTGCTTGCTCTCGTTTGCCCATAAAGGCACTACTGGAAATGTAGGATAGTTCCTATACTCGTAAATCTCATCGCCGAATGCCTGAGAAGATTGCTTCACTATGATATAAGGCCTTTTTCCCGTCCTGATAGTGCCGTTCACATTGTCCTTGTCCCACTGATAATCGGTATAGCCATTTAGTTCAAACATTGTAGCCCTTAAAGGCTTGTTATTATCCACCTGCCAAAACCTGCAACCTGCCTTTAATGCGCCATCTTCTTCATCATACAGGGGCGCAAACTCTAACACGGAGTAAACCTCTACCTTTTTATTGTTGTAAAAGCCGAATGTAACACCGCCTACCTGAGCATTCCTGCCGGCTTTTATGATCTTTCTGTCAAAATCATCGCCTAACGCCTCACCGCCTTTGCCCTTCTGCCATGTTATACCATTGCCCAAAAGGGTGCTATTCGCCTGAATAACTGATCTATAAAAAAATCTGTTAGCAAGTTTATGGTTAGCACTGAAGTAGTCGGGCACTGCCTGTCCTAATGAATTAAACAGGATCTTTTCGTACCTCTTAATAGTGGTATTCTGCCCCTTGTAGTAGTTTTCTGCATCTAAAGCCTGCTTGTATATAGGGCTTGCTTTGTGCTCGTCAATCAAGGCCTTAATAAAGGCCATGCGCTCATTCTCGCTGCCCTCTGCTACCTCTAACCAGTCCTGATATGTTTTCATAGGCTATCCCTCCTATTTTGTGCCGTTCATAAGCACATTATAACAAATTAATCAAGTGTTCAATACACGCCAAAGAATGACTGTTTGCCCTGTCCCTCATAACCGAATGCCCCCGCCTCGGTGTTATCCTCGTTTTTCCTGTCGTGAAGTAATCGCATCATGCAAGCAAGGCTATCGGGCGCATCGTCATGTTCTGCGTACTCGTTGTAGTCTAATATCTGATCTATGTACGCCTGATCTGTTCCCTGAACAAAGATTACATTAGGCCACTCGCCTTTTAAGTGCGTAACGATCTTAATGTATTTATTCATGGTTTCAGGGTATGTAACAACCCTTTCGCCCTTTTCTCGCAAGGACTTCGCCAAATACCCCTTATCTGCGTTAGTTTCGCAATAAATCTTACCTACAAGGTACTTTTTGCGTAGTTCTATTATCTCATCCGTGCATTCATCCACGGCTTTAGGCCATAGCTTGCCTAATACATAATACTTGCCACCGGCTTTCCTTGCGATAGTAAACGCCGTGTAATCTTCGCCCCCATACGCAGCATCTATATGGCAAATCTTAGCATTCAGGATCTTTTCTACCTCTGCACCTACCTGCGCATTTTCAAAGATAACATCCTCACTGGCTATGTGTTTCAGTTCGTAGTTTGCCGCAAAAAGGCTTGGAGACATGCGTGTTTTAATATCCTCTATTTCTTCTTTTGAAATAAGGCCTGTATCATACCATGCCCATTTATGGGGTGTTGCCATTAACATTGAGGCATCCTCTTTATGCCACGGGGTTAGTGAATTGAACATTTTACCGCCTCTGTTTTTTACATTGGCAAGTTCCTGATATACCGTTTTAGTTCTTTCTCTTTCTGCCCTTGAAATACGATCTTTAACATTGATAATATCATCAGTAAAAACTACATCAAAGTGTTTACCCGTCAAAGAACCGCCTGTACCTATTCCTACCAACTGATTTGTACCCTTTGCATCCACAACAAGGTTAGTTGAAAGTTCTGTTGCATTGCTAACAGGCAATTTGAGGCTTACCCCATATAAGCCTGCAACCAAAACCTGCGTTTGAGGTGCAAGCAATATTTTCTCTACCTGATTTATAACCTCTTTAACATCATCGTCTGTTTTACGCATGAAAAGAATTCTGCGTTTTGGCAAAAGTATCATTGTAATAGCAATAGCAATAGAAACGCATGTTGTTTTATAAGAACCTCTGTGCGCCATCAGGGTGTAATCTGATGTGCCTAAAACCATCTCTTTTATCCACTCATTATGTAGCTGGGTTAGTTTGTTAAAACCTAATAAATGAGCAAATTTAACAGGGTTGTTTTTCAAGAATTCAACAACTTGCTTGCGTGTTAGCATGATTTATCACTTCTTCTTTTTATCACGGGGCATTGGTATTAAGAATTCCTGTTCGCCTGTTGTTTGTGCGCTGCCCCATGTGTCAATAGGCCTAATCTTCTTTGTTGTAATATGGCTGCCAAAACCTGCTGCCACGGATCTATCAGGTGTAAACGATGTAAATATATCTGATTGCACTGTTTGCTGCCCTCTGTCGCCTCTGTACATGGTTTGCGGTGTTGTTAGCCACTTATTAAAGGGTAATGGGTTCGGTGTTGCTGCCTTGTAGTTATCGTATGCGATATTATAGGCCGCATTCAGGCCGCCTTTTGTTGTTAGCAAGCCTTCTGCAACCATTGGTTTATAGCCACTATCTGCACTCCTGAACCAACCGCTACGCACATTATCGGGTATAGCATCACTAACAATAGCAATGGCATCTGCCTTGCTAATCTCGTGTAAATCTTGCTTTTCAACTTCTGCCCTTTTTGCTAACCATAAATCTTGCGCTGCGCCTGAACCGTGTTCACGGCCAAAAGCCATAAAATCAGGGTTGCCCCTGTTTGCGTTCATAAATTCCCTATATGTGGGGGCATCCTTTACTGTTTTGAGCAATTTGTCCCGTTCTGAACCGCCTGCACGGCCACTACCTGCGCCTCTGCTACCCATTGTTTGCCTCCTGTTATCGTTTCGTTAATCGGTTATTAATAACCACCAAATTATATGTGTGATATTGATTCCCTGTTTGGCTTTTAGCAACTTCTTTCAGGCTATCAAAAGTATCAGGTGTGCTAAAAGACATATCCTCAAAGTCGTTCTTAAAAGTATAAGGCTTAAAATACTGCCGATTAAGCCTTACTGCGTATGATTCCCCGATATATGAACCTCCTGCATCCTTTACACCAACACCTACTATTTTTTTGATATAAACAGCTTGATTGTTTCCAACTACTAATACAGGATTGCCCTTAACTACTTTTACATTGTCTGTAATAACAATGATATTATCGTTGTCTAAAACTTGTGTTTCAGGGATGAAGTATTTACTGCTTTTGTTATGAACATTACCAAAAAAGCCGTCTTTATCTTCAAATTTCATAGCCGCCTTTGTTGTTCTCCCGCTTTCTGCGCCTCTACTTCCCACTTTTTGCCTCCTGATCTTCGGTGCCGTTGCCTAAAACCATGTTTTCGACCTCGTTTATGGTCTCCTGCTCTACCTCAGCTACCATGACCTTATCAACCGGCTTATAACCTGCTGTATCTCTCATTAACTGCCAAAAGGCCGTATTTCCCTCAGAAATGCCCCTTGCCGCTACTGCTATCATCAACTCTGAACCTGTCAAGGGGTTTCCGTTCTCATCACGCCCTACAACTGTTTCATCCATCCATATTTGGCACTTCTTTTTGAAGTCCGCTTTTGCCCTGCGAGCCTTGCCACTGGCAATACCGCCTTTCTGCCTTATAGCCCTCTGTTCTTCCTCTGATCGCTTATCAAAAGGAATTAAGTTATCGTGCCCGTCATTTGCCATAATCTCACCGCCTTAAATTCTAAATGCTATTTCATTGCCACATTTTCTACAAGGAAATGCCTCCCCGTTTTTCAGGCGCATATAAATGCGCTCATATCCATTATAAACCTCACCGCAAAAAGGGCATTTTTCAAAACCGCCATCATGGTCGTTATAACCTGCGTATTCCATTATCTCTGCCATGAACTCACCGCCTTTTTATTGCATTTACAATGGATTATCATAATCAATCAATATTGTTTTCCCATAACCTCTATTTGATTTTTTAGGTATTTCTATCGGTTTTACTGCACTTCTCCTAATTACTTCATTAGTAACTGTTCTTTTTTTATGTTCCCTTGCATAAGTGTCTTCAAGGTAGGTTGTTTTTGTTCTGACTTTATACATGCCTACTACCTCATATCCAAAATAGGCGTTGTTATATGATCGTCCTTGCAAATCACTCGTTGTTTCAATGGCTGTCCACCCCCTTGCTCTGCCGTTATATTCCTGCCCCGCAACTGCCTCGTAATCTCCAGTTGAAATATAAGCGCCAACAATATCCCGTTTGTTTTTTGCAAATCTTCTCCCAAAATTATCATCCTGACTTGTAATATGGTCTCCGTTTGAATAAAAAACCCCCATTACTGCATCCTCATTACCATAGGTGCCATCGTCATTTTTCCATCCGTTTATATCTCTCACTACCTGCGATACTGTGGCTTCTTGAATAAAAGGCACTTGCACATAAGCTGTACGATCTTCCACAAATTCAGCGCCTACCTCGTTTCCTTTTTCATCGTAAATAGGTTTTCTGTTCTCATATCCGTTAGTAATATCTTTCCCCCATTTATCGAAAGGAACTGTTTTTGCATTGCCTTTACCTGAACTCGCACCCCGTGAACCCATGTTTTACCTCCTCATTTTTTCTTTTTATAATATTGTAAAACATTATATTTCTTATCCTGTTGCATAGAATAATCTGCGCCATCAATAAACCTCAATGCACCATCTGTTGTTGTTGTTTTAACCTCTCTACCGGCGCCATCGATAACTTTCCATGTGCCTTTTTCCACTCTCTCAATCTGATAAGATGCTTCATCAGATACTTTTGCGCCTGCCTTTGAGTTTGGATCTCTAACAACTTTCATTAGTGCAAGTCTATCACCATTTTCGGTGTTCTTATCAAGCACCTTTGCCATTTTTTCTGATTGCCTATAAGATATTCCATTTGGCTTTGACGCTCTTTCCCTGATAATATCCTCTTGAATAGCTGTGTTTGTGGACTGTTCATAACCTTTTAAGGTATTGCCACGGCCTCTGCCTGAACTTGATCCTCTACTGCCCATGTTGGTTATTCCTCCTGCTCTTTGCTCTTGTTCCACGCCTCTAACTGATGGTTAGTATAGTAAACTACCTTGATTTTACCATAATCAAAATCAAGTGCACCCCCGTAAACAAGAATTGTTTTAGGCCTGACCTGCTTTATCATTTCAGTCATGCCTAAGTGCCACAACTCCAGTGCATCGGCATTTTCCTTTACTCCGATAGTGCTAACTGCTACTGTCCCGCCTTTCTCTATGCCCTTAAAACAGAATTCGTATGTTTCGGGTTCTGCCCATTGGACTGTAGGAATCACCTTTACACCCCTTGCCTGATAATAAGCGCCTATCAGGCGTGATCTGTAAACATTCCATATCTTTGTAGGCATTGTCATATCGGTATATAGGCTAAAATCGGGTGAACAAAAACACTCGTAATCTTTTACAAGGTCTATGTATTCATCAGGCCTGTTCCATAACCTTTCAAACTGATAATCGTCAATAAAACAGTGAATGCCGCACTTTTCGCCCTTATTTGTCATTACATACTTGAAGCCTATCAAGTCACTTGGCACTACTGAGCACTTTTTTATAATAGGCATCTGCCACTTATCGTTAGTCAACTGAACATAATCTACAAGATCCATGTTATAGGCGTTGTAGGTTCTTTCTCTCTCATCGCCGTACCACCCCTCATCCTCGGTATCTTCTTCAGTAACCGGCTGTATTGATGGCATTTCAGTAGAAATAGTGCCCAAATCTACGCCAAACTGCCCCATATCATAGGAAATGGTCTTTAATTCCAGTACCAGCTTGTTATAGTCCCACTGCGCTACATCAGAAACAGAATTATCGGCTATTCTGAATGCTTTTATCTGATCTTCGGTTAAATCATCTGCCACTACACAAGGCACTTCTTGAATCTTCAGTTGTTTTAAGGCCTTTAAACGGGTATGACCGGCTATTATCTCGTTATTCCTGTCAATTACAATAGGCACAAGATAACCGAATTCCTTAATTGACTGCTTTACGAATTCCACGGCACTGTCATTAACACGGGGATTGTTCTTATAAGGCTTTAATTCCTTGATCTTCTTGTTTACGATGTTCATAATTCTGCCCTTTCTATGGTTATTTCAGTGCGAGGCCTGTTTCTGTCAATAAAAACCCTGCTGCCATCGTGGGAAACAATAATATTGAAGTTATCATCTGCAAGAACCTTATATTTGACTAAAATATCGTCTATGGCCTCTAACAGGTTGGTCAGATCGCACCTCTTTGCACTGTCCCGATAGAATATACATTTTACATTTACGGCACAATCTATCGGTTTAAGGGGCTTCTTCAAAAACCATCCTGCATCTTTCTCGTATTCTCGGTAGGCTTCACTTTGAATAATCATAAACGCCCCTGTACGCCGGTTCTTAATGATTTTTTGGTGGTTTTTCTTGGTTTTAGGGTTTAAAGGAATCAGGGCTTGATAAAGGATCTCGGCACTGCTCATTTTCTGTTCTGCCTGCCTATCCATGCCAACATAACGATAGTTGCGCATATTATCGCTGTAATGATTATTGCTTTCATGAAGTCCTTACCTCTCTTAATGCCTCTCTGATCGCCTCTGAGCGGTTTTCCTGCTCATCTAACCATTCTATTAAATCTTTATCTGCAACCTTATCAAGGTTAAATAAGTAGGCTTTGTGCCTCAACTTATACCTGAATTGTGATTCGTTAAACTCTGGCATACTTTACCTCCTATACAATAAACTGTGATCCGCACTTTTCACAATGTCCGCCGGTGGTCTGCCATTCCAGTGTAACAGGGTTCTTTCTCATGTACGCAATTACGCAATCTTTACCGCCGCATACTATACAGCCCATTCTTTCTATTTTAGTCCCTGACCTGTCCTCGAACCACTTTAGCATTGCGGGATCTTCAACTGTGATAATATCGCCGCATGAATAACAGCGATAATTGCCATCCTTGTAAACGCCAAAAGGGGCTTTACATTCAGGACAAACGGGTCTGTCATAGCACTTGTCATTGTGCATGTCATAATCAATGCCCCATACTGCTAATTTTTTCATGTTTCACCTCCTAATAAATCAAAAAATGTTATTTGCCCCTCTAAGGGTTTTTCTTCACTGGTAATATCTCCGTTCTCGCATATATCTACAATGTGTTCGCATAACTCATCAGGAATTACAGATCTTACTTTCTTATTTTTTAGTCCCTGCGTTCCCGTTCTTGAACCTCTTGGTGCTTTTTCATGGCAAGGATCCCCGTTTTTACATGCCGGTTTGAATTGTGGGCAAGGGTGATTAGTCCATATATCTGTTGGTTTCATCCTTGTATCGCCGTATTGACAATAGGTAATTGTATAACGAGGTAGTCCCTGCATAAAAGTCATTTTACGCATCCCCCCCGTGGATTCTCTATGAAGTAATATTTAGGGTTTAGTTCCTTTATCAGTTCGATTACATGAGTATCGCATTCATCACAAAACCTTGCATAATCGGTTACAGCATCAAGATTACCCGTCAACTTATTTAATCGTCTATGGTATGAAATAGCTGCAACCGAATAAGTTGTGCAATCAGGTGATGCCCATATTACATCAGGCCGGCCGAACAATGTTAAAACCTGTTTTGCCGTTAGTTTTGATATATCCTCGTACAAATCAATATCCTTAAAATCATGATCCCACTCAACAGAAAACACTTTATGTCCCCTTTTTTCAAACGCCTTTCCAATGCTTCGAGTTCCTGCAAATAACTCCAAAACTTTCACTTTGCCTCTCCTTTACATTAATAACGCAAGGGTTCAACACCTGCATCACATCAAGCATTGAACCCCTGTATAGTTTTTAATTAACCCTATTACCGGCCGCCTCGTATGATCGCCTAAATACCTCTGCTATTGAAATGCCCTTGTCCGTTGCCTCTGCCGATATTTTATCGAATGTAGCCTGATCTAACATTATTTTTACAGGGCAATTCTTCGGGTTTTCACTTCTTGGCCGTCCTCTATTCATTCTGATAACCTCCTTTTAGTGCATTCTCGCATGACAATGCGGGCAATTCCCTTTTCTATTAGTATGTGTTTCAATATGCCCACATGCCGAACAACAGCAAGCATAAGGCATTTCTTCATCCATCAAGCTATCCCAGTAGGCCTCTACTTCGTGTTCTTTAGTTTCTTTCGTGTCAACCATTTTGCACCCCCTTAAACACTGAATGGCAAATCGCCGTAATCATCCTGAGTTTCGGGTTTTGCCTGAGTTTCGGTTTTCTTAGCGCCGCTGCAAAAATCTATCCTGTTTACCATGATCTCTACAACAGTTACCTTGCGACCGTCTGAAGATTCGTAGTTGCGGGATGTTAATATACCCTCAATGCCTACCTTATCGCCCTTGTGGCAATACTTGGCTATCGTTTCAGCCGTCCCGTTCCATGCC